TAAATTTGTACCGTCTCCTATAGTACTATAGATTTCGTTAAAGTTATCGTTGATTAAATCTCCACCTGCTCTAATAGTAGAACCTGTACCGTCATTTGGAGCTGAACCGATTGATATTGTTTGTTTTGCCATTTCTATCTCTATTTATATCCTATATTTATACGTTTGCTTGGTCAAATTCATTATTAGTGCTATCAAATTTTATAGTATTTCCACTAAATGATTCTTCGCCTGGGAATGTAATATCTGCTGGAAAAGTGAAGTTGGTCTTTAACATAAAACCATTATCATCTTCATTTACATTAGTACCACTTATCATATTAAGTAGAGCTGTTGTACCATCTAAACTTGATCTAGTACCAGTAACCTTTAATTCGTTTAATCTATTAAAAGTAATACCAGATGTACCATTAATACCACCTGCTCTATTGACAGTAACACCATATGCTGTATTAGCCCACTTGTTTATTGAAGAAAATCTAGGACCACAATATGCAAATCCTTGACTTATAGTTTTGTTCGTTCCAACTTTTCTTCTTATTCTTAAACTTAATCTAACACCTATAGGCGCTCTTGATAAAGTCACGTCTCTAGTTGTAGTAGCAAAATATGGATATACTACTGCTGGAGAAGCATAGTATGAATCTGATCTTAAACTTGTTCCATCATCTATTGTTCCTAATCTTCTACCAAATACAGTAGAAAATATTAATTTCATCATTGAAATTATTGGTTCGCCAATTGTACCTGTGTTAAGAGCCTCTGCTATGCTAACTTGCATATTAATTCTACTCTCTAAATCAACTTGACCTGTAAAATAGAAACCTGAAGTATGCATTGTTTTTTTAAATGCGTCTCTCCATAAATTAATTGAGTTACCTACTTTTAATACATAAGAATAATCTTGATAGTATAAACTATCTTGTACTTTCATAGTATTTTCTGAAAGGAATCCTTTTTCATTTAAGAATTTACCATCTGTATCTACTACAGCAGCGACATTTACAGTTGTTGTAGTTAAATCTAAATATTTTAAAGTACCACTAGCACCTGAAGTTGTTACTGTTTCATTTAATTGAAAAGTACCTGATACATTTTTTACTTTTAATATATTTCTATCTGTATCCCAATCTGTTACTAATCCTGTTGCACCTGAAGAAGCACCTGTTAAAGTTAATGCATTTGCAAAATTTCCTGTAACACCTGTCAAAAATAAATTTTGTACAAAAGATAATGTTGGAGGTGTAGGAGAATTTTGATATTTAATACCTAAATTTGTTGTTGTTATTCCTAAAACTTTTCCTACTTCTGTACCATAAGATAATAAGTTTGCATTTGCACCAGCTGAAGATGTTACCGTAACTGTTGGTAAAGTTTTATATCCGTCACCACCATTATATAAGTAAACGTCTGTAATATCTCCTGTACCTGTATCTGATTCAAAAACAATTTTATCTCCTGTAAGATGATCTCCTGAAGTTGTCTGATCTTCTAATACTACATGATCTGTATCTTCATGTGCTACAGCACCATTAACAACAGTAACTACACCTTTAGCACCTGATCCAAATGTTCCTGTATTTGCAAAACTTAATTCATCTCCAATTTCATAACCAGAACCCCCGGCGTCAACAATAACTTCCGTTAATTTACCAGAACCAACATCACTAACTTGAAAAGCAGCTTGTTCTCCACCACCTGTGACTGTTATAATATCGTCTGTAGTATATAAATTACCGTCATTAGTAATTGTTTTTGTTCCTGGTATTCCTGAAATATTTGCTAAAATATAATAATCGTCTGTATCAGTTGCTGTACCTTGTATTTCTTCATCTACTTGAAAAGTACCTATGATAGTATCTTTGTTTATAGTAACTTCAGAAACTTCATTAGCACCAATATAAAATTTAGTAACATGTTCTATTATTGCTGTTGCGTTAGAAGTATTACCTGTAATTTTTCTTCCAACTAAAGATGAAGTATTACCTTGTGTAGCTATTACTCTTAAAACTGTTTTAGTATCCCATTTACCGTCAGATACTTTCATCAAGTTTTCTCTAGGATAAAATGTTTCAGAGCTATCGTTAAATAATATTCTAAAAAATAATTCGTGGCCTTTTTGTGTGCCTTTTAGTTTATATAACGATTTAATATTTTTTATTAAATTTCTTTTGTTTAATCCTGAAGCTAAATTTTCTGGTATAGTTTGAAAGAACTCGTCCCTAAAACTATCTAAAAAATTTGAAATAACTTTATCAGGATCCCTAAAGTTTGTTAATTGTTGAATAGTATTAACTGGATTAGGTCTATATAAATTAACAACAGCTGACGCATTAGAAATTGAACCAACAACTATTTCGCCAACTATAAATTTATCTTGTGATGATATGAATAATCTATTATTAATTAAATCTTCCGTTAATACTGTAGCTGTTGCTTTAGAAGTTTGTCCTGTTATAGTTTCTTTAAATGTAAATTTACCATATGTACTATCTTCTAATATAATTTTATCATCTAAATCTAATTGTGTATGTTCAGCACCAAGTGATCCACCATCTAATACTAAATTGTTAGCAACGCCTGTTTGATTTTCTAAAGTTATTCCGTCTGTAGTTTGAATAGAAGTTACCTGTAATTCGGCAGCCTCCATAAATTGAAAATAAGTTTTTAAGAACTCTACAAATTTTGGGTGATCGTCAACTACGAAATCCGGTAGTTGAGTCGGTATTAAGTTGGAAATTTTATTATCAAATTTCGCCATTGTTTATTAATGACTTGTTGTAGTTGTATAGCCTACGCCAGCTTCGGATGAACCGCCTACAAAAGTATCTTCCTCTACAGTTATGTTTGAATTTGAAACATCTATCTCTACAACTTGGTTTCTAACTGGAACTATATCATTTGATTTTGGCGTAGCAGTTAATTCAATTACATTAGAAACAACACCTCTAATATTTGATATTGAAGCTACGTTTAATGAATTTAAAGTTACCTGACCTGTTTCATAATTAATAGTACCTTGTGTTGAGTTAGCATATGTTTTAACACCACTTACTAGATAATATCTTCTAATATTACCTTTACTATCATCATCTAAAAACATTTCATTATTACTACCTGAAACTTTAAATCCTGTTGATGTCAAAACTGGTGGATGACTATCATGTGGATCCCATATTGCGTTTCTAAAATATATATCATATTTTGTTGAAGACGCTATAGTTGGTGTAAAATTCTTTCTCATTTTAATAGTTGTTATATTTGATAAAATACTTGTATCAACACCATCTATTAAACCTGTTAATTTAGAAAATCTGAATACACCATCAAATTTTTGTAAAGTAGAACTATTATAATTTGTAATAGCTGTAACTATTTCTGATTTTAATGAATCATCGGATTTACTAGTACCTTTTTTATCGTACTTAGCAGTAGTAGTTAATAAAATTGATGTTGTTTCTGGATCAATAATTTCTGGTCTAACAGCCGCTACATTATAAGGTATTAATTCTTTTACAATAGAAGCTTTTGTTGCCTCGGTTAAAGTTGAACCTGAAGCTGCTTTTATTGAAATTTTTACTACACCATAAACTGGTGTTTCATCATCTTCTCCACCCCACGCACTAACTGATAATGCATTAGGATAAATTGATCTTACTATTGTTTCGTAATCTGTTGCTGTGACAGCTCTATCTTGTGCTGTATATTGTAGAGGCGCATTAAATCTAATAGACTCTTTTTCTTCTTCGTCTGATCCGCCTTGAGCATTTGATTTAGTTGTTATGGTTACATTTGAAAATGCTCCAATACTAGAACCTAATTCAAATTTACTAGCGCCATTAGCTTCTTCTTGATTTGTAACAATATATTCTAAAATAACTATGTTACCATCTTCTAATTTATTTCCTATAACACCATCACCAAAGTAAACTTCAAATTTACCTGTATCTGTTTCTTGTAAGAAGTAAATTTTAGATGTATTATTTAAATTTCTTAAACCTGTAGCTAATGTGTAAGTATTTAATGTTGAATCTGATACAGAGTTTTGAATTGTTACTTTTAAAGTAGAAGTATCAGCGTCTATATTTCTTATCATAAATCTTTGATCTGAATCAGAGCTATCAACTGTATATTTGAAAGTAACTAAAGTACCTTCGTATAATTTAACATTTGAAAACTTATAAACACCGTTTAAAGGTGTGATTGTAATATCTTCGTTAGTAAGAAAGTTATATCCTGTTCCATCTACTGTAGTTGTAAACGTTGTTCCTTTATTCATTAATATACTTGAGCCTGAAGCGTTGTTAACTAAAATATCAATTTCAGCCATTGGCGCTCTAACAGATGATGGAGTATAACCGATTGCTTTTGCTAATGATACTATATTTTTTCTTATGTCAGCAGAATCTAAATAAGATTCATTTACAAACATATTAGCATTGAAACCAAGATAGTGTGTATTGTAAGCTAATGTATCTAAAAGAACGGCAAAGCCTGATCCTTCAAAATTATAGTCTGAAAATTCTGGTTGATTTTGTAAAAATGTTTTTAAGTTTGCTTTGACGTTATCAAAATCAAAATCTGATACTACGAGTTTATTACTTGCCATTATCTTAATCTTTCTAAAAATGTTTCTATTGTTACCGGCTCTGTTGTACCTATAACATAAAACATTATTGTTAAGTGATAACTATTTCTATCAAGGTCTGGTCTAGCTAAAATTTGTACTAATTTAATTCTAGGCTCAAAATTATCAAGAACTTCGTTAACCTTTCTTTGTAAATTAAGCGCTGTAAGAGGTGTCATTGGTTCAAATAACATACTTCTAACATCACTGCCAATTTCTGGATGAAAAGGTCTCTCAAAGTGAGAAGTTTGTATTAAATTTCTAACACTTCGTTTAACAGCCTCTACATCGGTCAATTTGTTTACATCATTAGTAACAGGATTACGACCAAAATTCAAATCCAAGTCTTTATAGATTCTATTTGCTCTTTTGCTATTGTTTGTATTGCTACTATCAAAGTTTGGCATGCTTATATTTATACGACAATTGGTAATTAACCGCTAAAAACATTTGATGATCCTGCAGTCATAGCTCCTGCGTCTGTACTATCGCCAATTCTTGCTACTGCTAAGCTATGTACTCTAACAGTTGAAGAGCCTACGTTAACAACTTTAACATGATCCGGGCAAGGAGGTATTGGAGGCGCTGGATGAGGTACAGTTGGATCGGTAACTCTAGCAATTAGAATACTATTTGCTCTACAAGTACCTTGTCCTGGTGTATCAAGTATAGTTGAACCTACACAAGCATGTCCTGTACTTAAAGCGTCACCTTTTCTACTAACTGCTGGCATTATCTTCCTATTTTGTCTTTTCTACCTAATGGTAATATTTGCCATTTGGTCATTTCCTGACCTTTTTTACTTACCCATTCAACGTATACCATTTTTTGTTTAACTTGATTTTGAAAAGATTTAACTGCTTTCTTAAATGAAGTTGATTCTATTATTTTTTCGCCTTTTTCATCATCTATAAATTT